CTCTCTGGCAAACTTCAGGGTCTCATGGAAGCCCAAGCACGCCCAGCCGTGCGCTCGGTTGAGGGTGCCTCTGATCGTGAGCTGGTGCACCGGTATTGTGATGAGACCGGCCGTATCCATCTGAAGTCCAACACACGTCGCCTCAAGTTCGGTGGCCGCACTGCCGAGATTCACCAGCCTGGCCTTTTGGATGACAAAACGATCTTGACTGATTGGCAGTCTGACCTTCAAAAAGCGGTTGAGCGTCGGTCTCTGGTGCGTCTTGTGGCCAAGAACAATGAAACCCCTCGCACCGATGCAGAGATCCTCCAGATCCTTCACCGTGCTCCCAGTGGGATCCGTGGCCAGATTGAGAAGGCCATCACTGACTCTGCTGGATCTGGTGCTGAGTGGATCCCAGATGGAACCTTTCCCTCAATCTATGAGGAGTTCCAGGTTCCCAATGCAGTGGCTGCACTTTTCGGCACCATTGACATGCCAAATGCAACCATGCTGCAGCCGAGCCTGACCACCGGTGTACGTCCTTACAAGCGCAATGCAATCTCCAGTGATGACCCTGCTAACTACACCGGATCCACGCCGGTGAGCAGTGAGACCACCATCAGTGTGGCAAACTGGGCCGTGCGCGTGGTCTATGATGAGATGGATGCAGAGGATGCAGTGGTGGCCATGGAGCCTCTGGTGCGTCGGCTGGTCGTTGACGCTCTCAATGACGGCTATGAGGACTGCATGATCAATGGTGACACCAACGCAACTCATCAGGATGATATTGCAAACTGGAACATCCGAAGCCGTTGGGGTGCCAGTGGGCTTGGTGGAGCGGCTGATCATCGTCGGATCTTCCTCGGTCTCCGTGCTCTGGCTGCAGACCGCTCCCAGACCATTGACATGGGATCGGCACAGACCGTCACTGGTCTGATGACGGATCTGGTAGGGGGCATGGGAGAACGTGCAGCCTCTCAACTGGCCATCATCGTCAGCCCGGAAGTCTTCTACCAAAAGCTCTTGGCTGACACCAATGTCCTGACCTTGGACAAACTTGGCACCGGCGCCACTCTCCTCAGTGGCCAGCTGGCCAGTGTGTTTGGTCACCCGATCATTGTGAGCCGCTACCTCTCGGCAGATCTGGCTGCAACTGGTCTGTACACCGGCTCTGGTGCTCTCTCTGGTGTGCTGGCCGTTGACCGCTCGGCCTTCTACCACTACCAACGCCGGGGAGCCTTGGTCGAACTTGAGCGCGACATCAAGACCGGTGGAACCCATGTGGTGGCCACATTGCGCCGGACTTTCCGCACTGTGTCTGGTGCCTCTGAGGCCGTGGCACGGTTTGGATACAACTGGCTCTCCTGATCTAAGCAACAGACCGGCCGGCCAGCATGCCGGCCGGTCATTCAAACACTTTGGAGGATACAATGGGTATCAATCAACGGGTCATCACTTCCCCTCTGCTCTTTGGCACTGATGCCACTGATGCCGCTCGAGTGGTCTGGCCATATGCTGAAAAAGGCAAACTTGAGGCTGTCTACCTCGAGAACGGTTTGCTCATCTCGGCAGACAACACCAACAATGTCACCATCTCTGGCACCATGAACTCAACCACCATCTTCAGCCGTCAAACCAATGTGGCCGGTGGTGCTCTGGCTCAGGGTGTTGAGTCCCAGTCTCTGGGAGCCAGCATGGTCGGTGAAAAGTTGGAGGTCTCGGCTGGTGACACCATCTCATTGGATGTGGCCAAGGCCGGCACTGGCCCCAACTATCGTGTGCAAGTCTCTTTGGTGTTCAATCTCATCAACTGAGATGTGTGGGGTGTCTTGTGGCTTTGACTGATGCAGCACATGTCTCAACCATGTCTGGAGGCTCCATTGCCTCTGATGAGGTTGGGATGAGTGAGTTGATCTTGCATGCTGGGATCATCATTGCTCGGTGGTGTGGATACCCTCCAGCCTCGGCTGGAGCGGCTCCCACCATGGAGCCAGCCACTTACACCCTGTATTCCCAGACCAATCAAGTCATCGTCAAGAGTGGCCGTGAGTTGGTGGTGGAGCCATACCCCGTGACCTCCATCACCAGCATCCATGATGACCCTGATGAGGAATACACTGCTGCAGATCTTGTGGTCTCCACCGACTATCTCCAGAGAGGTTTGCACGGTGAGATCATACGGCTGAAGGCAGACAGCCTCCATGGTGGCTGGTCACACTCTCAAAATGCCATCAAAATCGTGTGCCAGGCTGGCTTTTCATCGATCCCAGATGATCTTGAGCATGCAGCCACTGAGTTGGTGTTGCACATGTACAACCTCAGGAGCCGACGGGGTGTGTCAGCCACAAGCAGCCCAGATGGCCTCAATGTGTCATATCGGACTGAGGAAATACCAGACCACGTCAAACAGCTGTTGTGCCAATACCGGCTCCCATCGGTTTACATGCCATGAGTGTCAAGCCGATCCAGCAATACCCTCTTGATCTTGGGTATGCTGCAGACCACTTCACTGACCGAGTGAAAGCAGCTGTCAAGCACACCATGGAGACTGCTGAGAGGCTGGCCATCCAGAATGCCTCTGGCCGTGTGCTTAATAAAAGAACGGGCCGGCTGGTCAACTCCATCAAACACACCGTCAAGACCAGACGGGGTGTGGTGTCTGGTGTTCTCACGGCTGGATCCAACTCGGTTCCATATGCTCGAATCCATGAGGTTGGTGGGATCATCCAAGGCCGGCCATGGCTTGTGTTCCAGTTGGCTGATGGTGGATGGCGGAAAGTGCAACGGGTTGTGATTCCACGCCGGCCATATCTCCAGCCAGCCATTGAGGGTGCCTTGGAGACTCTTGATGATGAACTCAGAGCCGAGCTGGATCCCTTGCTGAGTCTGGAGGTCTGATGCCCACTGCATCTCAAGTCCAGACGGCTCTTGTGAGCATGCTCCAAGCCATCAATGGTGTGATTCCATACACAATGAACCTCTCCAGCTCCACCATTGTGGGGATGGAGCCAAGCACCGGCCGGCCAGCTGGTCAACTGGCATATGTCTGGAGAGGCCGTACCACACTGGTCAGAGACCCAGAGGCCACTTTGGGAGGCTGGCTGGTTGAGAAAGTGCATGCATGCACCGTGTTTAATCCTCCCACTGCACAGCAAAACACGGCCAGAGAAACTGCCTTGAATGTCATTGAGGCCGATGTGCTGGCCGCCATTGATGCAGCCTTGGCCAGTGGTGGTGCACTTGCTGCCATCGGTGTGCTGGATGTGACCAATGTTGAGATTGTGCCGAGGTTTTCAAGTCAGCCTGGAGCACAAGCCCAGCCAAGTGCTGCAGATGTGCTGATCACTTTGCGATATATTCGAGGCCGTGGGGAGTAGATATGGCATGGCTCAAACTCAGTGGTAGCACAAACCCTTTTTCCGCGCGGTTCCCAGTTGCTGTTGATGCCACTGCAGTGGTCTCCAGCACAAATAGGGATGTGCAAGTGATCATCCCCAAGACCCTCGAGCAGTTCTGGGATCTGATTGGTGCTGATGGCTATGACATACGGGTCACCGATGCCGATGGCATCACCCAGATTGACTATGACTGGGGCACTTGGAACAAAGCCACACGGTCTGGCACTCTCGAGATCTATGGAGCAAGCGGCTCCAACAACTGGGAGGCTCAACAATCCAGCATCCCACTGATCTGGATCTATGTTGGAGATGATGATGCTGGGGATGGCTCCACAACCGCCACTCTGACCAGTGCTCTGAATGGGTACATCAGCCCAGAGCGGCCAGCCGAGATCATCACCGTGGCCGATCCAACGCCGGGCAGAGAAGTCCCAGACAACAGCCGCTCCAAGTCATCTGGAGACCGGCGTGGCTATTGGTTTGACTTCAGACCAGTGCTCAGACGGTCAGTCAGACGGTACAACGACCGATCAGAGTGGGAGGAAGTAGACTTTGTTGAGATCTCAAGTGAGAGTGGTGGATCTGGTGCTTCCATTGAGATTGAGACGGCCACACGGTTCGAGGGTGCCGGTCTGGTTCGAGTGCTGGCCAGTGGAGGCACCGATGGCACTGACTACACTCTCATAGTCAAGGCCACCACACGGATCCCAGATGACTCCACTGGAGCCACTCGGCAAGTGGTTGAGGGTCGATTGCTTGTGCAAGTCCGAGACCAAAACGATTCATGATTTAGGAGGCAACAATGCCCACAACACTTCCCTTCAGAACAGCCATTGGCATTGGTGTGGAGTCCGTTCGAGGGACTCCAGTGGCTCGAACCAACTGGGTTGAGGTCTCAACTGCAGACTTCACTGAAACGGCCACTTATGAGCGGTTTCCAGTCATGCAAGCCGTGTGGGGAGGCTCTCGGCAAGTGAGCCACATCACAACCAAGCAAGTGGCTGGCACTCTGACCGTGCCTCTCCAGTATGATGGGATCGGCATCTTGCTCAAGGGTCTGCTTGGCTCGGTGGCCACCACTGGCGCCGGCCCTGCATATACCCACACTTTCAACCTTGGGAATGTGCCTCCAGAGTATCTGACCATTGAGAAGATCATTGGAACCAGTGGCCGACGTGAGTTGTACACAGGATGTGCCATTGCTGGAGGCCGGATCACATTCCGCCGGTCAGCTGTTGCATTTCTTGAGCTAGACTTGATTGGCTATAAGGCGGACTCATTCAACTCAGCACCAACCCCCACATTTGGCGCCGGTGTTGTTGGCCGAGCTGTTTACGCTCGGCATCTGGACAACTCGGCCTCTGGGATCCCGTTCGAGTTTACTTGGAACAGTGGCAACTTCACTGCTCAAGAGATGACCATCAGTTTTGACAACAATGTCTCTGATGTGGGTGACATGGGATCCTATTACGCGACCGATGTGGATCAGGGTGGAGAGCGGCTGGTCACGGTAGCGGTTGGCACTCGGCATGTGGGATCGGCCACCGATGCACTGTACACGGCTCACCGTGGCCAGACCTCAAGTGACCTCACATTCACGGCCACCGGTGATGGCTCGAGCCAGCAAATTACGTTCACATGCCGCAATGCCCAGATCACTGACATGCCGGCGCCACCACTTTCCGGCACTGATCGGGTTGTGGTGCGGCCAACCTTCACATGTCACGATGATCCAACCGACAATGCGATCAGCATTGCCATCCAGAATGAGTCTGCATCTTACAACTCAAACTGAAAACTGTGGAAAAACTACCCAGAATAGACCGGCATGCCGGCCGGTCATTCATCAGGAGACAACATGGAAACCAAGAACAGTGGGATCTTTGATCAGATAGATCAAGCATCCAGCGCGATAGCATATCAACCACTGAGGCCAGGCCTCTCACTTGCCTTCAAGGTCAGATTCATCGGTGTCCAAGAGGCTGCTCGGCTCGGTGTTCTCATCCAATCACTGCAGCAAATGATCGGCCAATACCGTCAACCCTCTGAGGCTGACATGAGTGGGTTGGAAGCGGCTGAGGTTGAGGCCGCAAAGTTGACCGATGCACAGCACCGTGAGCAGATTGATGCAATGATTGAGCGCTCCATGGCAGTGGCCAAGGCAGTGGTCACACATGTCCAAGACTTTGAAAATCCAGAGCAGTGGCATCCAGTTGAGTGGGTCACCACACCAGAACAAGAGGGTGACTTTCCAGATGCAGTCAGACTCCAAGCAGAGAGGGTCATTCGATCCGATGGCCTTGCCAACATCCTCCAAGCAACACTCTCTCCGGCATCGGAGGTGGCCGGCCACTGGAGTCCATTTCCTCTCCGATGAGGCTGGATGCTCTCAGATTGACAAACAGGCCAGACGGTACAACACCACACCAAGTGCCATGCTTGGCATCCAGTCTGGCACATGGCAGGCCATCTTGGTGGATACCGCTTGCAGACTCAGTGGGCTTGCTGAGTTTGATGTGATGGTGGAAAATGCCAAGCAGCAAAAGGCCATGGT